TACAATCGCCAAATCAAAAAATTCCCGACCGAAAAACAAAATGTGTCATTGAAACATATCTTAACACAAAACAAAATGTGATTTTTGAAGCAAAATAAAAGCCTGTTTAATCAACGTTTAAACAGGCTTTAAATTTAATCTATAATCATGTAAATTGATAAGTCAGGATTAGCAACAAGCGGAAGAATGTCTTCGTCATCAAGAACACTCATTGCATAGCGATGAATACTCTTCTTTATCATTTCCAATGTTGGTTTCTCAAGGAATATTGAGCTTGCAAATGTTACCAGTTCGTTTCCTTCACTATCAGTTTTACCGATTGATTGTATTGCATATCGAATTATCCATGTTCCGTCGGATTGTTGTTCGATAGGTTTAGCCGATTTCCGGGGTAAGATATTTTTTCGCATTGCCTTTTCTTATTTGTTTTTTTAGTTGTTTTTTAAAATTATATTCGCTCTTTATTACAAAGACTTCCCAATGTCCTTCGACGTATATATATTGCCACCATTCAGGCGCAATAAGCTTGCCTATTTTGCGCCTTAGATTGTACGTGTTGAAATGTCTCATCAATCCATAGTAACTGTTCATCGTAGCCACGAAAGTTTCAATATGGGCTTCTGCGAAGCCTTCCTTCATAATCTTGTTATACTTGTTGACTGCGTCATATAGATTGCCCACAACGCGGTTTGAAATATAGATTCGACCGGGAAGAATAAATGCACCAACAAACAGGACGCCCTTTGAATAGTGTTGTATATATATCTTTTTAGGGTGGAGTTCTAAGAGTAACTGTTCTCTCAGGTAGTCGTTTAGTATTGGAACATTTTTCAGAATGTCTTCTTTAAAACGCATGACAAAGCCAAAGTCATCGACAAAACGTACATAGTGCTTTATCCCGCATATTACAGTCACATAATTATCAAATACCGAACCTATGAAATTCGCAAACTTTTGAGAAGGAAGATTGCCAATGGCAACACCGCGTTCCGGATCACTATAAAACAGGCTTTTGTCTTTAGGCAATTTATCCCACAGATACAGTGGTGATTTCCTGTGGCACTTGTTTTGTGGCTGGTGAAATATGACAACCCGAATCAGGTACAGCAAGCATTCGATGTCGTCTCCCTTGTAATTGTCGCGAATAAATATATCAATCATTTCCCATAACAGCGGCTTTGACATGGACATAAAAAAGCTTTTTAAATCACCTTTAAAAATGTATGTGTCCTGTGTATAGTTCGCACTAACTTCTTTAATCATTTCGTCCATGCGCATGACTGCAGACAGACATCCTTCACCTATACGGCAATTCTTGGAAACGTTTCCCTGCGCCTGAAACCGTCCTTCCAAAATTGGGTCAATCCGGAGGTCAATCCAATGATGCACCACACGGTCAATATAGGCGGCAGCAAATACTTCACGCAGGACAGGTTTCCTTCTCATAAAGCATTGTGAGAAATCCGGCTCATAATGACCGTACCTGATACTTTCCCATACAGCGACTAGCCCCGTGTCATAATTGAAAGAAAACTCAATGCAGTCGCCTGTATTACGCTTCTTTTTACAGCAATCATCGTAAGCTTCAATAATTGAAGATAAGGGTATGTCATAGATCGGTTTATCTGTTGCGGAAACAGGACGAACCCTGCCTGCACTATTCTTGTTGTTCGTGTTCACGTTGCCGTTGTTCATGTTCACGTACCAACTGTTCGAGGATTCAGCATTCACTGTCTTAGTCTTTCCCGGTTCATCACCGGGGGAATGCCCAATAGATAAATTAGATTGCTCGCTCATGTTCACCTTGACGAACATGACCCCGGCTTTACGGAAGCTGCTTTTTCTTCTTGGGAAGCGGTGAAATTTCGCCACCCTAGAATTTGTTTTTCAACAGAAGTCACCATTTCAATGATGTCGGCTGTCGTTTGAATATTTATCAGTTTCCGGTCTCGACATACCCTTAATAAGAGTTTCAATGTATCAAATTTAACAAGGAATTCATTCAGGTACTCCACGCGACGCGGAAGGCTTGAATTTGCATAGCGAATCAGTTCACAGCAGCGGATTGCAGACATCATAAGTTCCGTACCGAATTCGTAACGATATCCTTTGGGAAACTTGTCCCTTGCGTCGAGTATCAACATTGTTAACCGATACATACACTGGTAAACTGGTCTGTCTTCTGCTTTTCCCATGTTAATTTTTGATATTTTTAAAATTTTTCTTTTGCTCCGCAAAGTTAATGATTGTCAAACTATTAACACTCATTTTTTCAAAATTTTAAAACTTAAAAAGCCCCGGTAGGGGCTTTTTAAGCGTAACTATCTAAGAGATAAAGAGTTAAAGAGATAAAGAATCTATTGCGGAAACAGGACGAACCCTGCCTGCACTATTCTTGTTGTTCGTGTTCACGTTGCCGTTGTTCATGTTCACGTACCAACTGTTCGAGGCGTCGTATTCGATGCTGCTCCAATACCAGTCGGTTGTAATTATATTTTGAATACCAAACATGGAAGTTATGAGCTCATTGATTTCGGTTTTATACTTGGCCATAAGCATAAGTTCGCCCAGTGCGGGCAGGTTCCACACGGTTGTATCTTCAATTCCGTCAGATTCAAGTGTACAGGCTTTATAGGCTCTGGCAGCTTCGGCGGCAGGGGCACCGACAGTTCCCTGGGTGTCTTTGACGCCTGCAAGGGTTTCTATTATAACATCGGTATTTTCCTTGCCGTCGAAGGTATCATAGAGTCCTTGGTTACCACTGCCGTAGTTTTTCAGTCCGCGTAGGTCGGTTCCGTAGCCACCCCATTTGAACGTTTTGTTGCCGCCTGCGTCAACGCAGTCACTTTTGGCGATAATGAACTGGTGGCATTCGGCACGAAGTCGGATGCCGATACGGATATACTTGGAGCGGTTGTTTGCGCTCATGGAGTTCCATTCGGAAGCCGTGAAAAAGACTTGTTCACCGTCTTCAATCCGGAGCGTAGCCAAAGAAAGGTCAAGAAGCGTACCTGACCATTGCATATATTTGGCGATGTCGCTTGCGGGGGTGTTTTCATTCACGGTTGTAAAACCTATTGATTTTAAGGCTTCTATCTGGTCTTGTTTATTCAAGCGCAGAAGCATGGCGCTGGCGATATTTTTATCCATTTTATTGTATAATATTAAGTTAATACTATTCGGAAGCAACAGCTCTCACATAAAGAAGGGCTGAATTTTTGTTTTGATTCGTAATACGCCCGGTATTCAGTTCGAACGCCCAGGCGGAGTTAGTATCCCAAATTGTTGATGACCAGTAGTATTTATCAGTCATCAGCATACTGTCACTACTCCAAAAGGTACGCATCATCTCATTGATTTTATCGCGGTAGCGGTACATCAGAAGCATTTGGCCGGATGAAGGAAGGAACCAGTTGGATTCATCCTCGATACCGTCACTTTCCAAAGTGTAGGCACGGTATGCACGGGCGGCTTCGGCAGCCGGTGCACCGATTACACCGCTATTGTTTTGGTCTTTCAGGCCGGTGATAATCAGGTCGGTATCTTCCTCACCCGTGAAGCAGCCGTACATGGCACCCAGTCCTTTTTGGTTCAGGCCGTCTATGGCTTTACCCTGACCGCCCCAATAGAAGGTAGTAGTCATATCGGCATTATAGCACTCCTGGGCAGCAATTACGAAGGAATGTCCGTGGGCGCGGACTAGCAGACCGCGACGGATATATTTCAGTTTATTTGCGGGGGTCAGGGCATTCCATTCTTCCCGCGTAAAGTACATCTTTGAATTGTCTGATATCCGGTTACATGCAACACGAAGGTCAAGCAATCCGGACGCCCATCTGATTCGGTTCGGGAACTCGCTGGCACGCGAGTTCTCCGTGATGTCGGCAAAGCCTACAGCCTGCAATGCTTTTACCTGTTCCTGTTTATTGAGACGCAGCAGGGTTGCGCTCTGTTCTTTTGTACTCATGTTATTTGCTGTTTACTATATCGTTAATATCCATATTTTCTTCCGCAAACCGTTGAAGGTATTCTTCATAGGTTTCACCATTATAATAGTCCATGATTTCACCCACATTATCCAATGTGACTTCGGGATAATAGGGTTCTCCGCCATACGCTTCCGCATTAAACCAGTCGATGATCTTGATATAAGCGTCGATTATGGTGCTGACGGTCAGACCTTCGAAGCCGTTACGGATCGCTTCTATATCCGAGTTCTCGATGACTTCATCCAGCAGATAGTTCCCGGTAAGTACGGGCTTCTCTACCTGATTACCGTTTTCATCCAGTCCCCCGATACCGAGTTGCAGGATTTCCAGCACTTCCGAACCGTTCCCGATGAAATCACGGTTTGTGATACGGATATGGCGGAATACGACATTACCTTCCTGCGAATCGATTATATCGCGGATCATCTTTACAACGTCGATAAGAGGGCAGTTTTCCACCCGCAGTGTGGTGATGTTCGGCATGGATTCAACAACGATGCCTGTGTCCGCATTCAGCCCCTTATAGCTCAACTTATCGAGGTTCATCAACTTGAACTGTGTCATGGCGGTCGGCAATTCCGCATATTGAACCGGACAGCCACCCACAAAGTTGACGATTTGAAGGGAACTGCCGTACGCCAACAGGCGCAAAAGGCGTGTTGCCCCGGTCAGGTCAAGAGATACCAGCTTTTTGAAGTTCTCAACGTTCAGGAGTCTCATGTACGGTTTCTCACCAAGCGGGAGGTCTGTGACGCTATTGTTGGCATATCCTTCGCGTTTGCTGCCGAACACCAGTTCCTCGACACGGATCAACGTAGTGAAGTCCTTTGCCTGTGTACCGTCGATGTTGACAGTGCTCAAATCACCCAAAGATTTGATCTTCGATGCACCGATGATATAGATCGCGCTCGATGAGTTTGAACCGTCGAAATGGAATGTCACCTTTGAGCCGTCTTCTTCCGCCCATGCCCCCTGTTGTGCGGCTGGCGTATTGAAGCCCGCCCACAATTTCCATTGCTCGCTTGCGGTCACTTCGATATTGATGTCCTCACCGATGGCGCGGAACATGCACATATTATCCGCCTTCAGGATCGTGCTGACACCGAAATAAGCGTCAAGGAAGTCATAACGGGCAGACACATAGTAATGGCGGTAAGGGATACCCATACCGGAGATCACGTTGAACGCCTGACCGCCCGGATTGGTGATATACTTCGCCACGGAATCACGGCAGGCGACGATCGCAGGGATCAAGAGGTGGTCTTTTTCTTCCGATTCACGCAGAACAGCTTCGTAGGAGAAAGCGGACTCGCCACCCGGAAGGCGCGATGTGCGGATTTTCTCCGCGGTCGCTGCAAGTCCGACCTGATCATAACGCCACATGCCTTGCCAAACGACGCTCATACGTCCGGCAAATACGTTTTCCCCCTCCATGACGCTGTCAAGCATCACGTTATACGGAAGTTTGAAGATACCGGAATTATTCTTTCCGTTCGTACTGTCAGAATCATAATCGTGGTTCATGTACCAACGGTAAATACCGTCCGGGCAGAGGTACAAAGCCCACATGCTGTTTTTCGATAACTGGTCGACGCCTGAATGATACAGGATACGGACTAGGTATGCGCGGAAAGAAGCCACGCTGCAATACTTGTCCATTTCCTCAACCAGCTTCCGGTATCGGTTTTCGAGCGTATCGCTGACCTGTGCCCCGTTGATACTGATTTTGCCGCCTGCCATACGGTTCTTCGGGTTACATGAATACACCCATTCGCAGAACTGTTTCCAGTGGTACGGTGTCTTCTTTCCAAGCGCATAGGCAAGGTTCATGCCGTCATCGTCCGGTGTACGGAATTCAAAGAACATCGTCCATTTGGGAACAAGGCTTTCCGTTGACAGTTCCGCACCGTACAAGCCTTTCACCCACTTGCTGTGCGTCGACTGCATGGTCATGAAGTTGTCGATATCATCGAAGATGCACATACCTTCATAATCAAGCATTTCAACACATTCAACCGGATTCAGGACACGTCCGGTAACGACCGTTTTCTTGCCGTTGAAAGAGATTGTTCCGGTAGTGTTCTTCCATGCCCCGTCGACGTATTCCATGAACTTGTACGAAGCGTCCGTTGATTTGGAAAGCATGTAGATCGTATCCTGATCGTAGTCGTCAGCATGGGACATGAAATAGGATTCCGTCACGTCCGGAAGGTCGGTGAAGTCGCCATAACTCAAACAGTCGGCATTGTAGCCGGGAACATCCTTGAAGCCGAAAGTCGGTGGATTTCCCTTGTCAATGTTCCAGTCACCGCGACACCAAAAGTACGCGTCATTGATATTTCCGGTATCCGACTTGAAGACAAGCACGCTGTTACCGTCAATACTTGTACGCAAGTCCAGCGTGTTGTTTTCATCCGCATAGTACGCGTTCTGCGCTGGGGTCATATATTCCTCGCCCAAAGCCTTCTGCATATCGTTATTGATACGGGAAATCGGGGTGTTTACCTTGTCGGGTGATGCATAGTTGACCTTCAGACAAACCTTGTCGAATGGAATAGTCTCACCACGCAAAATGATTTTCTTGTTTGCAATCGCATCAAGCAAAGCCTGCGGAGCTAGTTCCGGATACATTGCACGGATGATTGCCTTTTTCAGCTTGTATTTCCTATTCTTATAGGTCGGATAGAAGGCGGATGTCGTTCCCTGATTGGTCGTTTCCACGTTCTCGATAATAAGGCTCATACCTTTGTCCTTGCAGAACAGGTACAGGTCTGTATATATCTTGGTGGACGTATCCGTTACGTTGTCAAGCGTTTCAAGTTTATAATCCCCGTGCGGCATTTCCACCAGACAGTCACACATTTCAAGTGCTTTGTTCAGGTCGATTTTATTATCGGTTAGGATATCGTTCTTTTTGTTCAAAGCGATCATTTCGTCCGTATCAGATTTACCGATCACAAGTTCATCGTTAATCTGTTCGTCCGCCATTTCCTTTTCCCAAGAGAGCAAGCGGTACATATACAGTTCCCCGGCTGTTCCGGAGAAACTGATTTGTTCGGACTGTTTGATCGCGCTTTGTCCTGCCGTATATTTGGATGCGCCAATCAGGTCACCGTCACAATACAGTTTTATGTACCCTTTGCCATCTTCTTCCGCATTTGCCTTTTCAATGACGAAGGCAAACTCGTAGATGTCGCCCGGCTTGAAATACCGTTCGATCAGTTCAGTTCCGAGTGCTTTGAAGTACACACATTTTGAAGTGATACGCCACCCGATTTGGTTTGCTTCGTCCCAGCATGACACGACGTTCGCGTCAGGATCGGCAGCGTTCTGCGTCTTTATCTTGATGATGGTAGTCGATCCGGTCTGCTCAATGTTGGTACGGTTATAGGGACGATAAGTACACAATGCGGTGGCATCATCCGAAACCTTGAATGCCTTCCCTTCGTTCTTGTCAGTGACAAAGGCATTCGTGGAATAGTTGAACCCGCTCTGCTTCATTTCATAAAGTCCGTACAGCCATGACTTGTCCTGATCCGAGTTGTCCTTGTCTGCCGGATTGAAATAAATTATATAGCTGGAATCACCGTTAATGTCAATGACGGAACTGTTAACGGAGTACTCAATCGTATTGCTTTCCCCAGCACCGCATTTCCCGTAAATACCCAACGTATTCCGGATGTTGTCTGCAATCGTGAAGCCATCGACACGGGTGGACAGATTGAATGTACTGTTACGTCCTACTGATACGGTAGTCAGCACTGTGTCGGTTTCATTATTGTCCCCGGTAGATGTATTGGTAACTTTTGCGACCCTGTGTATTTCGACGTGGGCATCGGTGGCGACATGGCTGGGATCATAGCACGCCACCTCGATATTGAGGTTTGCATACTTCCTGACTGACCATGCCGTTTCCGTCTCTTCCGAATGTGCCAACGAGACAACGGGCATAAGGCTGGACGGGTTGACGATCATCACGTCAAAAAACTGGTAGTTCGACCACACACCCGATTCCACGTCCTGTGCAACGATTTTGACAGTATATGCACCATGTGTCAATCCCAAAGACGAAACGTTGATTTGCAAGTCCTGTGAGCGCGTAGAAGCCACGCTGGACTGTGATATCAGTTTCCATTCTTCACCCACTTTAATATGTGCCGTAACGGTGGATTTATTAGCGGAGGACAGTTTGAACACGTCCGTCATGGTGACAAGTCCGGAGCCTTGCTGCAATGTTTTATACAAAGCCCACACACGCGAAAGTTTCAGGTTTACAGCCGTGACGCTGATTGTCTTCTGTGCGGTGTTTCCCCCGTCATCGGTGGCGACGACTACAAACTTTCGGTTCATCGCTTCGCTGAAATAGCTTTTTACCGGGATGGTAAAAGAGTAGTCCGTATCAGATGCGGAGCTTTCCCGGTTCACGTTGAACGTTTCAAGCGTTTCACCCGTTGACTTGTCTTTCAGTTGCAGGGTTTCGATATTGTTATATGAAATCATTTCGCCCGATCCGGTACGTGACAGGATTGCAAGTTTGATTGTCAGGTCGTCAGTTCCGAGTGCGGCATACAGGGACGTTTTTTGCGGGTAGATGTACACGATTGTCCCGGCAACGTCCCCACCGCCACCAGTTCCGACCGCAAAAGTGAAACCGTCTCCCAGTGGAAGCCCTTCCGCGTTCTTCATATACACGCGCACCGTTCCGTCTTCCGCCTGTTCACCATCCACTTCGACGGGCATGGCATCATAGACCGCGCCACCCGCTACCGGATTCACGCTGTCTTTAATGATTTCGGAATCGGTTTCGACCGTTCCTCCGGCAGCAGAACCGAAGTCAATCCATGCCGCCAAGTCATTATAATCGGCACGGGACGCGCACAACTGTTTAGACTCGAATGTTTCTTTTCCGGTGCGGTAGATAATGACCACACCGGGCTTGATGCATTCCGTTTCATTTGCTGTCTCGTAGGTTGTCAGGGCATTAATAGCCGTTTGAAGAATATAGTATCCGTTTGATAATGGTGCAATTTCATCGACCAACAGTACTGCGCCTTTGCCTGTCATGTCTCCACTAGCACTACCGAAGTCTATCCAGTTCGCTTCTGTGGCAAATCCTTCAAGGGATGAACCTGCAAACTGCTTGGACTCCCATTCGCTTTCAGCAATTTTATAGGTTAAAACAATACCCGGTTTACGGTAGATGATGTTGTCCACATCTTCCCTTTCCGTAATCGCGGCAATAGCTGTAGGTAATGAATAAACAGAGCCGCCACAAACTCCGTTGACGTTAATAACGGACAAGGCTTTGTTGGCCAGTGACAATGCGGAAGACGCGGTAGTCTGTGCGCCTTCAGCCGATTTCTTTGCCGCTTTTGCCGCCAAGTCCGCAGACGCGGCTAACTGCATCGCGTCGGAGTCGGCAGAAAGCAGAGCCCCGGCAAAGTAGATGTAGGTCTTGTTGCCGAACAGGAATATTTTATTCTCGTGCGGGGATGTCCGGTCAGCGTTCATGTAGTTATCAACACCCGTCCAACTTGGATAATATTTGTTATCAACGAAATAGGCAAATTTACCCTTGCTGGCAACAAATACAACCTTACCGCCCTCTGCGGTTGCGCTGGACTGCTCCATCACGATGGAAGCATCAGTCACTATTTCGTCAAAGCGTTCCGTCGAATGGTGTACAAAGTCTACCATTAAAGAGGACACGTCCTGCGATGTACTGTCAGCATCGTCGGAAAGGCTTTTAAGTTTGCCCCATACTGTCCCGTCTTCGCTTTCTGATGCTTCTTCCGTACCGACATTATCGGATAGCTTTCCGATGTTTTCATTTGCTTTTTTTGCGGATTCCGCTGCTTCATTCGCTTTCGTTTGTGCATCGTCAGCCGTTTTCTTTGCCGCCTGTACGTCTTCTTTTTTGGCATATACGGAAAGGTTGCCTGTCGTTGAGACAAGCTTCCAGCCCGGATTCTGAAAGGCATAAATATTGCCATTGTCGGCTGCATCGGGATTGCCGTCATCATATACCGTCACAATCTGACCGAATTTCAACGGTTTTCCGTCAGAACCAGCCGGAGAAGTACTGTCCGCGTTCATCTTCGCGACGGTCGTATATGTATTACGAATACCCAGTCCCACCTGATTCTTTTCCGCTTCATTGATGACATCCAGCGTCTCATCAATCAAACCGCCCACTTCGTCAGGTGATATGGATAGGGAGTCTTTCTTTGCCGAAAGCTCCTGTGCCCGTCTTTTTAATTCGTATATTGTTGCCATACTTATTTTATTTCTGAATATTTTTGTGAACGATTATACGATGATTGGATTTTGGACTAACATATAAAACCCGATTGGTGTCATGGGAAAGGTATAACGCACCTGTTCCCGCATTAAAATTGGCATATACTGGAATAATTGTTTCGCCAGTATCAGATTTCGCTACGATACACCTGTAAGAGCGGGAATCATTACTAACTATAAACTTGAATGATTCAACACTTGTGACTGCCCCATCCATAATACCGTACTTAAACCCGAGAGAGATAATAATTTCTATCATGTCCCCCTCTTGAAGAAGAGGTATATCTTCCTCGGACACTCGGATTGTCGCCTTATTCCCGTCAGCGTTTACCGATACCTCTTCCACTGATAATGACAGCGAACGGCTCGTCAGTTCTTCCAACGTCTTCATAGTTTGTTGCGAAACAAATAGTTCACCCTCTTTTACCGTATCTGTCAGCACTACCTTTCTGATTCGGTAGACACAGCCTTCTGATGCGTCTTCATAGTTCTCTTTTTGTTCATCTGTACTGACCACTTTCCAGTAAAGTTCAGAATTCAACCCTCCTTGAAATCTGCCCTTCTCTACCCTGTAAACTTCTCCGTTAATGGCTATATAACCTTCTTCCCAGTCATAAGTCGTCGGATGTCCGGCTATAGAAATAGGAGGTGGAATGTTACAGCCGGAAAGGATAACATTACCATATGTACTGATTATTCCTTTCACGGTTTCAGCAAATGCACTTTGCATAAATTCCAAATCATCAAGATAAAACGGTTGTCCGCCTTCTTTAAATAACAATTTATTCATATTCGTATATTTTAAGGACATAAGAGCGTCCGGCTGGTTTATAATAGTCAATCAAATTTTTAATTTCACCCTCATACGCTGACAGGAACGACGGTATATTCACCATGTAATTTCCTGAATAATTTCCTTCACCGCGCTGCTGGATGTATTTTATTTCTGCCCCTTCACTCCGTTTATGCAAATAAGACGGTATTTGTTCTTCCCTGCGATGATACAGGTAGAATTCCTTTCCCGCAATATCAGTTATGTATATTTCCCGGTTTTTTAAGAAAAACCTGTCGTTCAGGACTTTTTCAATATATATCACTTGACCGTTGATGTTCAATTTGTCAATAGCCTGCTTACGATAACTTTTGTACAGGGTATAGATGAAAATCAAAGGAAGCAGGAAGACCGAGATAATTGCAAATATCTTCCTTTTCCTCAATGACGGACGAAGCACATACTGCGCGTATTTGATAATGTCAAAATCATACCACATAAGTCAGAGAAGTTTCAAGGCTGTTTAAGATGAAGCATCCGGCTACAGCCGTATAGTTATTATTTTTAATTACATTATATTCCGTAGCGGATGACGCTTTCGCGGCACATTCTCCAAGCTCAATGTCCAGCACTCCTTCAACTTTTTGGATTGCATCAACCAATTTCGTTTTATTGAATTTACCTCCATACTCGATGCCCTTCAGGTAATCATTGATAGCAATGACCACAGGTTTGCTGCCATCGGACAAACGTACACCGGAAGAATTGATAACCATCGGGTCGACTTCTATGGTCGCGTTGATACAGATGTCGTCTGCCTTCATTGATTGGATAGAGAGAATTACTCCGGCTATTTTAATCGAGTTCATATAGCTTTTAAATGCCGTTAAAACATCTCCGGTCAAAGGACAGGGAAGCCCGCCTTCGTCTCCGGACACAAGTATTTGAATGCTTCCGCCACGGTCTTTGACTGCCACATATTTGACAAGCTGTTTTGTCTCATCATAAGTGGAATACCGGAACTGATATTTCTCCGGATCATAAACCAGCGGATCACCATACTGGAAAGCCAGCGCACTGCTATGATACCAGCGCACGGTCGGTATGATATTAGCGTCAATACGTTCTTCAACGTCCGTTTTGAACTGGTCAAACATTTGCTCTATGACGTGCGCTGTTGCCGCAAAAATGTAGAACAGGGTGCTTTCTATTGACACGGGAGAAAACACCGAATCAAAGTCGGCATCACCTGTGATACCGTATATGTCCCGGATGATGCTGTTAGACATATAGGCGTCCGTCATTTCTTTCTTTATTTCTGCGATTGTTCTAGCCATTATTTAAATTGTTCGGTAAATTGTTCTGTGAAAATTCTCAATCGTATTGCATTTGATGCAGTTTCAGAAGTAGCCGGGCAAACGGAGTTCCGCTGACAATAATCAGCCAGTTCGCTGTTATATACCTTCTCCGGTGTTTCGATTTCCTGTCCGGCTTTCAGGGTGTCCGTTATGCTCATATCGTTTGCCTTTGCAAGCATAAACACCGCTTCGATTGTACCATATTCCTGCACGGCTATATCCAGCAGGGTTTGCCCGGCTTGTACTACTGTTTTCATTACATTTTTATAATTTTATAAAGGTATAGAACTAATACGATGCATGATATTACAGTTATTGCCGTCATCCACGGGGGAATGTAAGTAACCTCTTCAACGACCTTTGTATCATTCTTCTCCCGCTTCTCCAGTTGTACCTTCAATGTCATCAGGGTTTCCTGAATCTCTTGAATTTGCACCTGTAACTGTTCGTTATATGTTTCTTTCTCCTGTTTGGTGGACGTTCCTGTTGCTGTCTCCGTCGAAGTCGGGTACTGTTTCCCAGTCGAATCCGGTGGCGAAAGGTTTGTCTTTTGCCAGTTGAAATTCATCTGCTGCATCATTTCCATAATTCGCTCGACGTTCTTGTTTACGTCAACTTGCGTTTTGTCGGTGGACGTTTCTTCCTTTTCCGTCTGCTTTTGCTCTGTGCTAGTCTGATGGACGGTCGTGTCAATCTTCGACGAACGACAGGAACAGACAGACAGCACCACGATTGCGAATAGAAAAATGAGTATCTTTTTCATGGTCGAACGATTACAGGTGGTAAAAATGAGGTGAATTCACTCTTTACGTCGAAGCAGGGACATTCTTTCATCCATTCGCATTTCTCGACGATACCGTTCCCGTTCTTGTCCGGGCTGGTGTCACGATGTCCGAGGATATCGATAATGTCGTGGCGGTGGCAGATGTCTTGAACGAGCTCGCGCATCGCTTTCGTCTGCGCGTCCGTCCGGGTATCCTTTGCCTTGCCGTTCTTATCCAGTCCGCCTTCATAGCAAATGCCAATCGAACAACGGTTATAACTGATTTTCATACCGGGAACGATAAAGTTATCATGTGCTCCGATTTCGTTCTCCGCCCGCATGGGGATCACACGTCCGTTTTTTCGGATATAATAATGGTATCCCCATTTTCCAAAGCCACGGGCTACGTGTGAATCATTAATTTGCTTCTCTGTGAAATCTTTGTCCTCGCGTGTCGCAGAACAATGAATGATAATGTATGTAGGTTTATTCATCTTTCTTTTCCTCCTTATTTTCTGTTTCGTCTTCTCCTTGAATGTATTTCTTATACTTGCATTTATACCTGTAATCAACTCCGAAGAGTGCGCCCGCAAAAGTCGAAACTTCGCCATAGGCGACTAAAACAGAGTTGTCAATCTGCCCCGTAGGTTCAACCCAAAATCCGCAAAACAGTAGGGTCATTCCGGATACGGACAGGAAAACTGCGATCCATAACTGTACGTGTAGTCTTTTCATGATACATACTTATAAAATCAGGCGGAAGACTATCCACACCAGTAATATGACCGCATCTGCCAACAACGCCCCGCGTACCGTCGCCCGGATGTCTGCCGTGTCCGGATCATCGTCTTTCGATTCTTTCCATTTACCAGCCAGCCATGCGAAAACAGTCCCCAAGACCATGCCGCCCAATACGCTAAGGAAGCTCACTCCAAACAGGAAAACTGATGCTACCACGCACACGGCTAAAATGAGCATTCCAATTAGTCCGTGAATGATTTTGTCCACTCCGAACTTTTTAATCAAATCGTTACTTGCTTTCATTTTCGTTAATTTAATCGTTAGTAATTTCAATATTTATTTTGTCCACCAGTTCCGAATAGTCAATGCCTGCCCGTTTCAGGTGGACTTTCATTTGTTTTTCAATGACTATTTTATTAGCCTTTGAACGTATGTATCGGATCAGGTTTGCTCCAAGAACCGGGTCTTCCTTCAATTCTCCCTGATTCAGTTCCAGCACTATTGCCGCGTTTTGAATCAGGGTATCACCGACTGCAAATCCAGTCAGTTTCCCGTCTGTCGCTGTATGCGGAACAATCCTGATATCACCGTCTTTATCAAGTAATAGTCCTTTCATTGTTTCACCCTTTCGTTTTCAATATCCTTGACTTGTGTTTCCTGCAGGGACTCCGTAAAATAGGCGGACAATGCTGTTTTCAAAGCCGATCCCCCGTCGTTCGGAACAGGCGTCCAGCCGGACAATTTCTGTTTCAGCGAATTGATGTCCTTTTCTATCAGGTTCAGCCGTTCCGTCAGTTCACCGACTTTTACCAGTCCGCCCAATGCCCCGCCATTCAGTACAATTTCGTCCACTTCGTCAGCGGAGATCAGGAAGGTGTCGGTCTCCTGTCCCTCAATGATCCCGACCAGACAAGTCGTTCCCGGTTTCGGGTAGATACATAGTGCACCCATTCCCAACTGGACGTTATAGTATTCAAGTTGGTCAACGACTCCCGTCACGTCCATTGCCCTGTTGTCCTTATCAACCGTATCGACTGTTACCCAGCGCAGCTGCGCTTGTTTTGCACCGTTTATCCGCCTTTCAAACGCATCGCGTAATTGTTCATCCGTTGTCATTCCGCCCGTCCTCCTAGGTCTATTTTTTGTCTGTAAGTGGCATCGTCTCTGAAATCCTTTGTCACCTTCTCAACATAATAGCATCCATTCATTTCCGGTGTCACCTCACTTTTCAGGTCGATTGTCATTCCGTGATGAACGACAGGTACTCCGAACAGTTCGACACCCCCGCGATACTTCTGTTTTTTAAGGCTTTCGTAAAAATCCTTTGCAAACGTCTTCAAGTCCTCTACCTTGATGGACTTTCCTTTCTCATTGTAGGTAAGGTTATAAACCTCGCTTCCTTCTACCCCGGCTTTTGCTTCCAGTTTCTTACCGCCTGCACCAATGCTGACCACTTTAACCTGAAATTCACCGTTCGTTTCGTTCAAGTCCTGACTGACTGCGTTTTTTTCCAGTACAATCTTCACCTTTTTGGTGTCAACCTTTTCGGAATATACATTTCCGCAATACAGGACTTTACCGATGAAATAGCAGTGAAGGTTAGTCTTTTTCCGTATGTCGTCAAAAATCTCCGCAACCGTTTTTGATGAATACCGTACTGCGCCAAGTTCCGCATCATAGTTAGTTTTCACCTCATAGTCTTTGGCAACATCTGCCAGCAGCTTCTTCAGCGTGACATTCTTTGCGGAATAGGATACCGTCTTTCTTTTTAGTTTGTACATTTCATCCTCGCACCGGATCGTCACCGGGACACCCCAGCCGATTAATGAAATATACCCCTCAAATTCCGTGTACAGGTCACCGTCATATCCGAGTTCAATTTTCACCTGATCCCCGGCAGACAGCATTTCCTTCAGGTCTTTTCCTGCAAAGTATTTGATACGCCTGGGAAGTATTATTTCAGCCGAATCCGTCAACATCTTCCATGAACTTTCGATGTGAACCGACGATATCGCATGAATGACCAGTTCCTCGCGTTTTTCGTTTGCCGGAAATATGATCCGGCTGCACATCATATAGCTCATAATGTCAATTCGTAAGGGTTGTCACTTGTCGCCTCTATCGTGAAGGGGACTACGCTGCTGTTTCCCTGAATCGGGTTGAACGAAAGGTTATCAATGACAATGGAATAAATATCCTTGTTATTGAAGATACTTCCCGTCACTCCGATCGCTTCCGTCACTTTGCGGAACTTATTAAGAGCGTTCACCTGTTCGGCTACCGTCTTGTAACCGTCCCGGCTTTTATCGGCTATGCAAAATCCCCGGATGTTGATTTTCCAGTCATCAAGCCCGTAGATTTCTTTCACAGTCCCGTGAACGCCCAAAACTTTAGTCTTCGAGCAGTTCATCGAGCGCGAAAAATCAACGATAGTTGCATAGGGCATCGGAAAACTAGCCATGTTCATCGTACCGCGTGACCCGTCCGGATTATAGGTGCTGTATTGCTTGTTTCCGTCAAGAGTAAACGTTCCGATCACCGGAGTCCCCATCCAGCTATACGCTTCGGCTTCGGCATCCGGAATGGTTGTCACTCCGGTATATTGTCCCGGATCGTAATCCTGCAGGGTGCGTCCCCACGGAAGATAAATCGGGGATGAGATTCCGAAAACTTCCGTGAACAATGCACCAATATTTAACGCTGTATTTCCTGTCATAACTTTATCCTATTGCTGGTACTGTATCGGTCATCACTGCCAAAATTTCCCGTTTAACTTTATCCGCAATTTCACGCGTATCCGCACCTCCTGAAACCCTGAAATTATTGTTGAATGTCACGTTCATGGTGATGTTTTTCACGCTGCTTCCGCCTTTCCCGCCAAGTCCGGTCTTCTCATCGGTTGCCTTTGTCCCTCCAGTTGCCAGTACGGTTTGCCCGTTGACTGGAGACAAGGGGGAATTCAGGTTAAAACTGGTATCTCCTTTTTTCTCTCCGTCTTTAGGATGTGACTTTTCCCAGTCTGCCATGCCTTCTTTCCAGCCATCTGAAAATGCGCTGCCGACCTTTTTACCCCCTTCAAGTGCTTGCTGTGATAGCCTGTCCCAAACATCGCTGAAATGGAAATCATCATCAAACCAGTTTGCCGGGTTTATGACATCGACAATCGCTTTCATCACGTTAAAAATGAACTTATAGTATTCCGTGAAGATTACTTTTATAAAGTTCCACAAGGCATAGAAGAAGGCGCGTACTCCTGCAAACTTATTCCAGAGAAAAGCGACCAGTGCTGTAATGGCAGTGATTGCAAGTGCTATCCATCCAATAATCGGAATACTGTAAATAGCGGTGGATATGAGAGCCGAAGACGTTACTGTTGATACGACCATTTTTGCCATGCCAGCCAGCCATGCAATCGAGGATTTGATAGAGACAAGAGTCATGATTTGCCCGATAGACCACGCGACAGTTCCGAGCGTCACCAATGCCCCGACAAGGACTCCTAGCACTTCAAGAACTGGCGCAATAGGCTCTACAAATTCAAAGATGCTGATTTTCAGATCATCAATAAACGCTTGCATGCGTTTCTGCTTTTCGGCATAGGTATCCATTTGTTTGCCTGCAATATCGACTGCTGAAGTAGAACCCTGTATCGCTTCCGTCCATGTATCGATTTGGTCTACGCCATCAATCAAAGCCATTGCCGAAGCTAGGTTCTCACCTCCGAACAATGCGGACATGGTTGTCGCGTTGTGCATGACCGGAGTCAGGGCACGCAGGCGGTCAGTCAGTGAAAGGGACTGGTTTTGCATCGTTTCAATACTGACCCCGGCAGCTTTTAACTGCTTGACCGCGTCCGTAGTCGGAGCCTGTAATTTGACTATCGTATTACGCAAGGCAATACCGCCTTCAGAACCTTTTTTCCCTGATTTATCAAGCAACTGGATTGCAGAGTTCGTTTCAGCGAATTCAACTCCGAATGTTTTTGCGACACTACCCGTTTGTTTCAGTGCTTCAGCTACCTCTTTAATTTCGGCAGAACCTTCGACGGTTCCTGCCGCCATGATGTTCATATAGTCCGTCATGGTTTGTGCAGCCTTCATCGGATCGTCGAGCGAAACCTTGTACTGGTTCATGGCGGTGGACATGGCGGCAGACGCTCCGGGCACATCATTCTGCATCGTCTTACTAAGTGTCATTACATTATTCGACATGATTTCGAGCGCGTCCGGTGCTTTTTTCAGTTCCGGAGTAATCTTTGAAAGCAAGTCCTTGTAAACACCCATAGCATTTGCTGCATCAACACCGAAGGCTTTTGCCGTGTTACGGGCTTTGCCAGCGAGAACGTCCAGTTCCTTTCCTTCCATATTGGTGATACCGGACATTTCAGCAACGGCAGTTTCAAACCGGATACCCGGCTCGATAGCATCGTTAAAGGAATCACGGATATTGTCGACACCTTCCTTCAGCTGGTTGAGAAAGAACATTCCTTTTCCCAGCCCTTCCAGTTTTCCGGCTGCTTTCCCCGATGTTTCTCCAAGACGGTCGACCACTTCTTCCGTGTCGTCGATTACCCGTGTAGCTTCCTCGGCAGCATCGGTCGCGGCATGTAACGGAGAGGTGATCCGGTCAACCAGTTCCAATATCCATTGAGTCACTTGCATTGTCTTTTGAGAATAATCGGTTTACTACTTTAGCGACTGCATTATGCACCACTATTTCAAATTCTTCCAACTCAGTTTTCCGCAACATGCGGTATTCGGCATAGAGCCTGAGCCATTCATCTTCGTCCAGTTTGTCCGGGACGTCGACGCCATATACTTTTTTCAGGATGGCATCTATTCCCTCGACAAGACTGAACGATTTTGAATATTCCTCTATGCTTTGCTGATAAAAGCCGCCTGTCCAGCAATCAGTTCCCCGATAGCGGTGAGGACAGAAGTATAGACAGCGGAATCTTCCAGTGCTTCCATGTTACCAGCCGCCACGCAATTTCGGATCAGGATATCATTCGCTTCTTCAAGGTCTTCCTTTTTCTTCGCCATTGCCAACAAGACATTTTTGCCCGGACGGACAATCAGGTAGTCATAACGCTCGTCTTCATCCACCTGTATGGTGACATGTTTCAGTCGTTTCCCGTATTTCGTTTTCAGTTCTGCGTGCTCTTCTTCCTTGAAGTCAACGATTAGAGCCTTTTCTTCCGCTGTCAGTTCCTCGTAAGGCTTTCCAGCCTTGATTTTCTTATCTTCCATTTTTAAAAGTCTTTTAAACGGTTATTAAACTACATTGCTACGTTCCAGTCGATGTGGCTGGGAAGAAGGGTGAATTGTGTTGCAATGCTTTTATCACCCTGCTTTACGTCTACGCCATTGTCTACAAATTCGATGTTCCGGATTACGTCTTTCATGATAAGTCCTTTATACTCATACATGACCGGAATATCGAACGGTTCAATATCCATGAGACGCTTTCCCGGACCGAGTGTCAACTGCAAGGCGTTCACTTCTTCTTTCAGAAGGGTGATCGATGCTTCAGCCTTGTAATTTCCTTCACCACGACCGACGGGAAATTCACCAGCACCGTAAATGTTCTCTTTCTCTTTGCTGTCCTTGTAGGAAAGGGCTGTAATGCCTTCTACATGACGTCCGAGCATGACAACCTTGACGCTGTTCCACCCGGCTATTTTCCCGAATTTGTTGATTAATGTTCCTAACAATCCCATATTTTCAGATTTTATTTGTGAAACCCAAATCAATCTCAAACTCATGTACAATACCGTCCGCAACCAGTCTTACTTTGATGTTAAAAGCCTTGTCGCTGACAGCCATCTGTTTGGGGTTGATGTAAATATCGAAGTCCGCAATATTCTCCGAATTGACCATGCTTTCCAGTGCGGATTTGACAAGCGCGTCCCAACTGCTGATCGTGGTGTTACTGATATATCCGGTTGACGGATCAGCCTTCACCTTGCTTCTTACACGAGGCAAAAGAGTCGTGCGGATGATGCGTGCAGCCTTGTTCCAAACAGCGTTATATTCTATGTAAGCATAGTCGCTGTCGGCTTCCGTACAAGTACATGAATTGCTGAAGAAGAACCCGGCATACCCTTGAAAGCTACCGACAAAGTTATACCCTTTGCCTGTCAGATTTTTCTGGTCGGATACGCTCAACTGCGAGAAGGGTTTGCCATTGCTCAAAGCCGCGTCCAGCCAAAGCCCGTTCAGTTTGTTAGTCAATGGATAGTCCTTTGTTCCCTTTGCTGTCCGTGGGTGGTTTTCAATATCGACGCTGCCCATGTTTTCATGTACATAGCGGACAGATAACATTCCGAGTGCGCTGCCGACGGCAGCATGTGTCCTGTACGCTTCGTCCTTTGCTGCCTGTGCCGGATCTTGCCCTATCACGACAGCGACATTTTCAGAGTCCAGCTTCCGAAGATCGACAGCATCATTAATGGCATTGATATACTTACCGCCCCCTTCCAATACTACCACATCGATATACAGATGGTCTTCCCTGAATTTATTGACCATCTTCTGTGTCTCTTGTACGGCTACGGTGATTGTCTCGTCCGCAGTCAGTGAGCAGATACCAATGGTATTTACCCCGTTGATGGTACGCACCGCATTGACAAAGTCTTCTTTCGTCAGCAGGCTTGACACCTTTTCAGACTTCGGAACTAGCATAAGATACAGTGAACGTTCCGGAGACAGGCGGAAGACTTCGCTGGTATGATAATGCACCAGTTCCTTGTTCTCAAGGTCGATAGTATCGTCCCATCCCAACGCTTCCAAATCGGTGATATCGTTCAGGACTTCCGGCTTGTAATACTCAAGCTTTCCGATTTCCGAACCACCGACCACGAGCAAAATGACGCGGTCGCTGGTATCGGTATCCCGTACCAGTCCGCCATTCACTTTGTTAATTGATACTCCTGTAAAATTTCCCATGATAATTGTAGTTATTCAGATTTAGCCGATAAAATTGCACCAACACCGAATTCCTCGATACGGTCTACAATGCCGTAAGTTTGAGTACGATATTCGGATGTAGGACTTTTACTGCGTGTGTCAGTCGTTTCCGGCTTATACAGCGATTTTACGCTTTCAAGGTGATAATACGTATTAGGAGCATAAAAGAAGGTACTTGCCTGAAAATCCGTGTCGGCAGGAGCTTTTCCCTCATCAATCTTTTTCAATGTAGTCGCATTATAATATGGAGTATCATTGTTCTCAAAGAATTTTAGCCCCATGAATCCTTTCGGCTTTCCGGTAATTGGATCAACGTAGAATGTACGGTCATAGAAATACTTGGATGCATTCTCATCCAAGAGCAAGTCTCCCATGTGTAAAGGACAAAGCACCATATAAAGCGCGTCACTGACTGGAAGATTCCAAGTCTTAACTTGCGTTGCGAAGTTAACCAAATCTTTATAGCACAAACGGAGTCGTCCTGTACCGTCATTAGCACCTGTTGTTTTAATGACTGGCATTTCTTTTTTTTCGTTATCGTTTGGAGCTAACTTGTACAGGACATGGTTACGGATACCGACTTGGAAGGCTTCGTTATGTTTCACACGAATAGACGCCCGTTTATCAAATGCAAGGTAACGGATTTCGTCATCTGTACATGATGTCGGTTCTGTGTCGTAAATCTCCCAGGGAACTATGATATTTTGTCCTGTCATAGCTTTGGGAGTGAATTCCTCTGTATTATTTACGCGGAAACCGACATTGTTAATCAGTTTATTTCTGCGTATGCCATCTGCTGCTAAAGCTCCGGCAGGGACAGAGCCTAAAACTTGCATGAAGTCCGCTCTGTAATTGCGACGTTCGATCAACAGTTGAGGATCGACGTACTTGTTCAAATAAAAACCGTCTACTGGTAGTGCCATATTCTTTTTTTTAAATGGTTAGTATTTTATTTTCCGTTGCGCTTTACGTAGTCATTTAAAAGACGTTCGTATTCCGACGGATTTTTCTCCATGATATTTTTCAAAGCCTCCGGATCGTTTTGAAGGTCTTCGAACTTTTTGTTTGTGGTATCTGTCAGATTAGGAGCATGAACTTCCGGCATTTCCACGGGCTTGATGGCATCAAGCAACTTCTTTGCGGTATCAAAGTTGCTGGTCAGGTTCGCTTTCCAATCGTCGCGCACGTCAGCAGTGATTCTTTTTTCCTTGATAGCTTTGTTCAGGACGTTCTCGATCTCCTGTTCTTTGCGTTCCTCTTCTTGTCTTTCGAGCATTTCGACGCGGTCTGCCTTGCGTTTCCACACGTCTACCTGCGCGATAAATTGTGCTTCCGTGGAGCTTGCGTCCATTCCGAAGCGGGAAGTCAACATTGTTAAATCCATGTCATTTTTTGATTTTTCGTTATTAATAGAGTCAGTAATCTCAATTTCACCTGTATAGCCGCAATTGGTAATCATTTGTGCCGTAGCCTTATCCACCTTTGCCTTGCTTGTTACTTCCGTCACAAAGCCGTTTTCCTTTGCTTCCTGTGCGCTCATCCAGTAGTCACCTTTATCCCATGCGTCTTTGATTTTTTTCTTGTCGGTACACTTGGAAAGGAAAGCGTTCAGGTAGTGGTCATTCAGCTTGCGCATGACCTCCAACGTAGACTCAATATCAGCGACTTTTCCGCATGCGCCCCCGCTGACTTGGTGAATCATAAAAAGTCCGTTAGCGGGCATGGAAAATGATGTACAGTTAATAGCGACGTATGTTGCCGCACTAGCTACCAGTGCACCACCTTCACCTGTAATTTTGCCGGGAAACCTCTTGATCACGTTCACGATCTCATTAGCTTCGAAGCATTCACCACCGGGAGAATTGATATAGATGTGCACGTCTTTGATTCCTGATTTTATCAGTTGCTCAACCTTAGAAGTGAATTCCGCTTCCGTCTCCCTCCATTTTGATATCGTGCCTTTGAGTTCAATCCGGGCACGTCCGTTTTCCGCTGTTGCAGTCAGATTCATTTTCGCGATATTTAAAATTTCATGCTGCAAAATTGAGAAAGGAAAGGCGGGTACGGAAAAAGCGTTTTCATCTTGGAAAAAAAACAGTGTTAACAAGGACGTATTTTTTCCAACTTGGAAAGAATACGTTCCAACATGAAAAGCCATTTTCCACAGGTGGTGTTGAAATCTGACCTTTGCTTGCGTAAAAGAAAGGAAGCGATATGCCAAGCAAAGAGTACTACCGTAAATTAAAGAAGGAAGCGCACGACCTTTATGTAAGGGATGGAATGATGTGCAAGGAGATTTCCGAACGTATCAACGTGTCGGAAAGGTCTGTATCAAATTGGATCAATGAGAATGACGCACTTTGGAAGAAAGAACGCCAAGCGTCCGTCATTTCATCAAAGAAGCAAGGGGACAACCTGAAACAAATCATCAACATTCTTGCGGATCAAAAACTGGAGCTATTGCGCATGATTGACGAAGCTATTGCAGAAGGTGATAGTGATAAGGTGCTGGAGTTACGGAAACAGGCGGCAGGACTAGACAACAGTGTAGCGCAATGGGGAAACCAGCTCAAAGAGGTGGATAAAAAGAACCGGATAACGCTGGCTATATACATTGATGTGATGGGCAGGATATTCGATGCGATGAAGGCATACAATGCCGAACTTTACTTCAAAACACTGGACTTTCAGGAGAACCACCTTTATGAAGCCGCAAAAATGTTGGGATAATGAAAGTCGAAGATAGCAAAGCCCTCAAAGAGTATCAGGAGAAGCTAAAGCGTGCGCGGTGCACAGGTAACCTGATTGATCCGGACGAATCACTGACAGTTCGGATGAACCGCATACAGCGTGCAAAAAGTGATGTCAAATACCTTGTCGAAACTTATCTTCCCCATTATGCAACCGCAGACTGTGCGGACTTTCAAATCGCGCATGCCAACAAGGTAATGAACGATCCTATTTACAAAGGCTATGCGGAATGGGGACGCGGACTTGCAAAATCGGTATGGAACGACGTGATTATTCCTTTATGGTTATGGATCAATGGCGAGACGCATTATATGTGTATCGTTTCCGATACGTTTGACCGAGCGTGTGACCTGTTGGAAGATATACGTGCGGAGTTCGAAGCAAACGAGTTACTGAAGCATGATTTTGGCGAACAGTATAATCCCGGATATTGGGAGAAGGGAAACTTCGTCACGATGAACGGGTTTATCTGCAAGGCATTCGGTGCAAAGCAAAAGGTTCGCGGGCTTCGTAAGGGTGCACACCGTCCTGACTTGTGGGTGGTTGACGACTTGGAGACACCACAGACCATCAAGAATGGACGTATTCAGGACGATTATGCTGACTGGATAGAAGCAGATGTACTGGCAACCATGACGGGAAAGCGCAGACGTCTAATAGGTGCTAACAACCGTTTTGCATCAAGAATGGTGCAAACCATATTAAAGAAACGGCATCCTGATTGGGACTGGCATTTGGTGAAAGCTTACGACCCGGTAACGTATGAACCTGCATGGAAATCGATGTATTCCGCACAGTTCTATCGACAGCAGGAAAAGGACATGGGTATTCTCGCGGCACATGCGGAGTATAACCATGTCCCACTTGTCAAGGGTAAAATATTCATGCCGGAAATGATAAAATATGGAAAGCTCCCTGACTTACATACAATGAATGCGATCGTAGCGCATTGGGATATCGCCTATGCTGGGACAGATACAAGTGACTTTAATGCCTGTAAGATTTGGGGACGACACAAAAATGATTTTTGGCTGATTGACGGTTTTGTAAAGCAGTCAAAAATGAAACTCTGCGTTCTTTGGATGTGTATGAAACAGGCGGAATTCAGGGCAAAGGATATCATTTGTTTTTGGCAGTATGAGAGCCAGTTTTGGAATGATGAAGTTAAACGCAATATACAGGAAGCGGAAGCGGAAACAGGCGTTGAACTTAACCTCGTTCCGGTTCAGACACCGAAAACGATGAATAAATTGCTTCGTATGCTTTCCATGCATCCTTATTATCAGAACGGACGAATGTATATCAATGAGCTTTTAAAAGCGAGTCCTGACATTGCTGTCGGGTTGAAGCAATTATTTGCCGTTGAACCGGGGATGACGGAACATGACGACAGTCCGGATGCCGACGAACAGGCGGTGAAAAAGCTGGAGATATATACTGACACCCCACCATCAGAAGATGAACCTGTGACACGACCGTGGAAGGCAGGAAGGTATAAACGTAAATATGCATGGTAACTATGAAGTATATCAATATGGATGACTTGACAACCGTCATACAGAATCGGTTGCTGGTTGAAAGTATCGAAAAGGATGAAGAAGTCCTGAATGGGATTGAAGACCTTGTCATCAGTGAAGTATCCGCCTACATAAGCGGTCGTTATGACGTGGAAAAGGTATTCGGTGATCCTCCGATTCGGACGGGTTTATTAGTTCGGGTAATAGCCTGTATTACAGCCTTTCGTGCAGTAAGCCGGAACGCAGCCCGCAAAACGGGGAATACCCCGTTATCAGACATGAACGACTGGGCTGACCTTATACTTGCCAAGTTACGTGACGGGATCATGTCATTACCCCCCGAAATCCCTTTGATAACGGATGAAGAAGGCAATGTTGAATCTCCCATTCTGTTTGGTCATACGCGGAACAATGGATGGTTTCTTTAAATAGTTTTTAAACCGCTTTTAAAAGGTATGTTATGTATAAGAAGTTAAGAGAAATATTCAGCTGGTTTCAGCAGAAAGCCATTCGTCGAATGAGTCTGAAAAATGTACTTAATGAGTATTATTTTCGGATGGATAGCAGTGGGACACAATCTTCGTCAGGTGCTGCTTATAAACGACAGGCTATCGTCTACCGGGAAAAGACCATTGATGACTGGATCATGGCGGTAACTTCGGCAACCGATCCGGATGATCCCCGACGTGGCTTATTATATCGGTTCTACCAATCGTTGTACAATGACGAGCATTTACAAACGACGATTGACAATCGTGTATTACCTGTACAACAGGCGGAGTTCAACCTTGTAGATGACAATGATAATGAGGACGAGGAAGCGAAGAAATTGCTGGATCGTCCGTGGTATCACCAATTAATCCGGATATGTTTTTTACACCAGATGCAGGGAGTCTCACTTGCCGACATTTCCCACCTTGATGAAAACTTGGAAATCAGCCATGTGGAAGAAGTTCCCATGTCCAACTATATCCCGCAACAGATGATAATCGTCAAGGAAGAGTCAGACAAAACCGGATGGTCATATAAGGACGGGGCACTTGAACCGTATTACGTTCAGTTCGGGAGTGCGTGGGCTTTGGGCATGTTGAATGAACTGGCAATTATCATGCTTGCCAAAAAACTGGGCTTAGGCTCGTGGATGAATTACATTGAGAAATACGGCATTCCGCCCGTCTTCGTTACTTCAGACAGACAGGATAAAAAACGTTTGGACGAATTATTCGAGATGATGTTGGACTTCAGGAATAATTTCTTTGCAGTGTTGTCCGGAAATGAAAAGGTCGAGTATGGGAAAGAAGCCGGTGGAAACACGACCGATGCCTTTTTACCATTAGAAGAACGATGTGACAATCAAATCAGTAAGCGTTTGCTTGGTCAAACAGGTACGACCGAGAATGGAGCGTGGGAAGGAACGGCAGAAGTACATGAACGTGTTGAAAAGTCACGGCACGAATATGATAAGATGCTTTTCCAGTTCTATTTCAATTATATTATTATCCCTAAACTGGTAAAGATAAGCCCTGTTTATAAGCCGCTTGAAAGACTGAAATTAAAGTGGGACGATACGGAAAGTTTGTCTATTACGGAATATATTGAGGCGATTAACAAACTGGCTTATACCTTTGAATTTGATCACGAAGAGGTCGCAAAGAAAACGGGACTTCCGATCATTGGTCAAAAGAAAAATCCCGGTGGTGAGCAGCAGGGAGGAACACTGCCGAATCAGCCCAAAACAGACCCTCAAAAAAAAAAGACCGAACCGGACGATGAAGCGGTAACGTCACCCGTCATGGAAGCAGGGGAGTATGATTTCAGCGGCATCATCGGCAGGGTGATGAAACAAGTTTATGAGCGCAAAGTCAAAACGGGAGATATCGACGAGGAATTATTCAGGAAGACATACGAGGAACTGAATAAAAAGGCGGCTGAAGGATGGGGAAAAGATGACTATGATGATCCGGAACAGGCGGAAGAACCTCAACGGATACGTGACAACTTGTTCAAGTTCTCCGGAGCGAAGACGTATCAGGAAATTAAGGAGATGAATGACGCCCTTTACGACGAAAAAGGCAAAAAGCTATCTTATAAGGATTTCCGGGAAAAAGCACTGGCGATCAATAAGGACTACAATGAAAACTATCTTCGGACGGAATTTGAAACGGCAGAAACAAGTGGCAGACGCGCCAGTGAGTGGCAAGAGTTCAAAGCGAACGCGGATATCATGCCTAACCTGAAATATGTAACTGCGGGGGATGAAAGGGTACGAGAGTCACATAGGATACTGGATGGCGTCGTAAAACCTATTAACGACTCGTTTTGGCTGCAGAACTACCCGCCCAACGGGTATCGGTGCAGGTGTTATGTCGAGCAAACGGATGAGCCTGAAACCCCTGCCACCCCTGTCGTGACGATACCGGATGCCTTTGCAAATAATGTAGGGCAATCCGGTGAAATATTCACTGTCGCTCACCCGTATTTTTCAATGCCTGACGAACACTTGGAAAAAATCAGGAAAGAGACGGAAAGAAGCAAATTATACGCTCCTTATCACAATGATCCGGAATCGAAAGTGCTGATCAGCGACTTTGCCGATCCGAAAGACTTGGTGAAAAATGTCGAAAGCGCACGGGTGATTTCAAAAGAGCTAAAGATGAAAGTTAAAATCCGCCCACATATCAACGAGGACGGGGTAAAGAACCCGGAATATTTGATTAACGAAAAGCTGGCAGACCTGAAGAACATTCAGGGACTAGGCGGTATCAAAAACGGGCTGGACAGTTCACGTAAGCAGCAATGTGAGTACACGGTTTTTAACCTTGATGCATTTGAAAGTCTCAAGCCCGAAATGGTGCAGAACAAGTTGAATGGAATATATAAGCTATATGGGGACAAGTTCTCCGGACAGCAGATGATATTCATTTATAGTGGGAAGGCTGTGAAGGTATCGTGGAAAGACGTGAAAGCCGGAAAGGTTACCAAGCTCTTAAAAGAACTTCAGGAGTGACAGCCGAAACTGACACTCCTGAAGGGAGTTCTTGACCTGTTACAGCCGCGAACATTGCAAATATACAATTTTATTTTGAAATACAAATGGAAAGGACTGAATTACCTGATTTTTTCAAAGAATTATCCACGCTGGTAGAAGATGCGCACCGCTATGCGAAAGTTGCGGGTGTGAACTTCTTCAAGCAGAATTTTCGCAGGCAGGGGTTTCTTGACACATCACTGACACCGTGGGCAAAGAGATCGCTCACTATTGGTTCGGATCGCGGTGTATTGATACAAAGCGGAAAACTTCGCGACAGTATCCATGCAGTCAGTCGAGGAATAGACCGCATTACTTTTCAGACTGATCCGCTGTCGTATGCCAAGATTCACAATGAAGGCGGGTATATTGTCGTAACGGAGCGAATGAAGCGTTATTTTTGGTTTTTGTACATGAAATCGACCGGAACTATGCAAAAGAAGAAAAACGGTGAATTACGGCAAAATAAAGCCAATGCGCGGCTGTCTACAATGGCTTCCTTTTACAAAGGTATGGCACTCAAAAAGGCGGGCAGTAAAATAAGGATTCCAAAACGTCAGTACATGGGTGAATCTGCCACATTTATGAAGCAGCTGGACGCATGGATAACATCGGAGATTGACAAACGATTCTCAAATATTTAATCAATATAATTATGATTTGGACAGACTGTTACAAAGAACTGGTTGAAATAATCCGGGGCAAAAATGAGTTCCTGGCATCTATCCCGGATGAGTATTCCGAGCTAAGGGAACAGATGGAAAATACACCAGAGATTGAACATATTGACATGTGGCATGAGCAGGTCAGTTTTCTCGATGAGGAGCATCCGTTCCCGTCTCCGGCTGTATTCATTGAATTTAATACACTGGGCATCGAGGACGAAGGGTTACTCGTTCAACGGCTTCACACACAGATTGATTTCCGGCTGTTTTACGAAACCTTTTCCGATACCTGTGAAGGTGCGGCAATGCAGGAAGAGGCGTTGTCCTTCCTTGATCTGTTGACTTTGCTGGGGATGATGCTACATGGGAAATCGGGAAAGAACTTCGGCACGCTCCGACGTACCCATGTCGGACGGGAAGAGTCGGGAGGTGCGGGAAACTTGTACCGGATCAGCTTTGAATGTGAAATTATGGATTATACCACAATGGAGCTTGCAAGCCATGCCGATATGAAAGACCGTGAAATGAAAATTAGCAATGGGGGCTTACCGGAGAAAGCGGAAGACGAAGAACCGTTGTATCATCTATGATACAACGCCTAAAAGCTAAGGCTTAGTTGACTTATATCGTCCTTTTTTGAATCAGGCTTTTTGCCCTCTTTTAATTGCTCGTAATATGATAAATTCTCCGATATATAAAAGATTCGTTTATAGATGTAGTTATGATCGAGGAAGAACAGGTCATGACTCATACGCAAAAGAACATCCTCTAAGCGGATGCGCTTTTTATCATAAAGAAGGTAGAAAGTCTCTACCATCTTCCGGTCACGTATTTTGGTCATTTCAGGATTCCGCATAAACAAGCATTATTATAGCGCAAATATACGGATTTCCAGTGATTTGTCAAAATTGAATATAAGCCTATCGGGGGAAAGCTATAAAAAGCCCCCGGCTGTTAGTAAGCAATACCACTCACATACTAACAAAAATGCGCACAATCGCAGCAACCGGGGGCAAAAATTGTCTCCGCTGCGATTGTGTGCATTCTTTTTTTATGTGAGTGGTGCGACAAAAGTAGTAACATTTAAACAATAACCAAAATGAAAACTCCAATTTCTTATTATGGCGGGAAGCAAACGATGTTGAAGCACATCCTTCCCCTTATTCCTTCACACAAGTTATATACTGAAGCCTTTTGTGGTGGCGCGGCTGTTTTATTCGCAAAACAGCCAGTTGACTCGGAAATTATTAATGACCTGAATATGGATTTGACGACATTCTATTGGATGGCAAAAACCAACTATCAGGAATTAAAGATAGAAATTGATAAAACACTGCATAGCCGGGATATGCATACCCATGCTGCACACATACTTAACTATCCACAGTTTTTCAGTCAGGCACAACGGGCATGGGCTATTTGGATTTTATGCAAAATATCTTTTGCTTCAAAAATAGAAACAACATTTGGATACGACTTTAACGGGGAAATACCTAAAAAAGTGGCAAGTGCTAAAGACCTATTTACAGAACATTTGTGCACGCGTTTGGAAAATGTGACAATTGAAAACCGGGACGCACTGGAGGTTATTTCTTGCTATGACAATTCGGATGCGTTTCATTTTGTAGATCCACCCTATATCAATTCAGATTGTGGTCATTACGCTGGTTGTTTCAATGAACAAAATATGGAAGACTTGTTGAAACTACTGGAGACAGTTAAAGGGAAATTCATGCTAACTATGTTTCCATTGCCTATGATTAAAGATTTTGCTAATAGAAACGGATGGTGCATTCATTGTATCGAACGAACAATCAGTGCCAGCAGAACGAATCGTAGGAAACAGGAAGAATGGATGGTATGCAATTACGATAATTTGCACGGAAAGCAAATATCGTTATTCTAAAAAAAAGAGAAAGGCGCAAATAATGCGTCTTTCTCTTTTCTATTCTTGTTATTCGTTAATTCTTTTAAGCCAATCACTAACACATTTTTCCACTTCTGCATAGCTGACAAACGTTCTTTTTTCAACAACTACTAAGTGTCGCATTAATTCACTGCGAATCATTCCTGTATCATCCTTCCAAATGTTTATAGCTCCGTTATTTCCGGAAGAAGTGCACGCATATCCCAATTCTAGTGTCGGTTCTATATCGCTAGTATCGTTAATCCAATATGCATCAACTTTGTACTTCTTTACCCCAGGAAGCTTCTTTAATTGACAAAAAGGCTTTTCCTTCTTTACGAGTATATTCTTATTCATTTCTTCTTTATTATTCGTTATCTAATCCTACGCAAAATTCCTCTCTCGTCTCGTTCCCATAATTGGTATGTAGGGCATTGAGTGCATTCGTGATTTTGTCCGCTTCATCTGCATATACTTCACAATCCCACCTAATTGTAGTTTTAGATGGTAACTTTATTACAGCAAGAAGTGTATCTAAATTGTCAACTGCTTCTTGAATCTTATCTAAGCATTCCTTTCGTGTCATAATATTCCTTTCTATCTTAATTTGAATTAAAATACTGGCATTCCAGATTGATCGTGTATTCTCTTATACCATTTATTCCAAACTTTCACAGCCTTTTGTATTGATAGGTTATTGTTTATACAATATGAATAGAACTTCTTACCTAATTGCTGGTTTTTGAGGAAGTACCTCACGCTCTTTTTCTCATACTCCACATTCGGAATATGTTTATCACAAAGTACTGAATTATATCCGCACCAGTATTTATCTACGTTTCGTAGTATCTTCTTAGCTTGCCTAAGTTTCATTATAATCCATTTTTTTGATTAAACACTGAATCTGCTTGCTGAAATTGCTTCGTGAAGCGATTCTCCTTGTATTCTCTTTTGAAAGTCGTATGTGAGACTTTCTGTGTAGTGCATCCCACCATTAAGATGAGAAGCATAAGTGTTATTAGTATCTTCTTCATTACTATTCTTTATTGAGGGTTATTCAGTAGCCTTTTTAATTGCATCGCATAAAATATCATAGGCGGGTTCTTCAATACAAACAAACCTAAGTGCTTCCTTACATGCTCTTAGTAATTCAGGAGCAGCAGCTATTAATTTAGCATTCTTCTTTTGTTTCTTTGTTCCGTTCTTGTGTCTCCCCAGCGGGAAGGGCACAAGTGCCAAAGGGTATTCGATAGGAGTATCTTCTTTTATATAAATCACACCATCAGGGAAAAGTGGAGTTATTGTCTCAACTGTTTTCCATTTTATTAAAATGTCTTTTTTGCTCATAATTGTATTAGTCTTATTTTTGATATAACTTCGCCCCTGTTTTTTCTTTTACCCTCCATAGGAAGTCCGCACTCTCATCACTTTCTACCGTCAATATTACTGCGGCTAGCCCCGGTGTTTTCGGTTTACAGAAAAGTAAGTCACAGGGCTTGTCGTAGTAATTCCAGTAATAAATAAGCTCCGAGAGTCGGTCTTCATCTATTTGGATAATGAATTTAATAGGGGGACGTTTCATTTTCTTTTAAAGAAGTCTTATAGGCTTCTTCCATGCGTTCAATCTCTTCCACACATTGCAACCATCCGGGAAAGCCTCCGATATTTTTGTCATCGATATAACAATGGGCATATATCTTTTTCCCACCGTCTCCATATTTCGCTACATTCTTAGGATCATGATCATTTACCCGGTCAAATGGAATTTTACGTTCTAGCAGCCAGTTAATAGCGTTCAATAGCTGCTCACCAGTACGGCATGTCCAAATAATGATTTTGTGTCCTTCATCATGCAATTTTCGGAGTGACTCACCTGCGTATGGTTGTTCCCCGTCAATAGCCGGGAACTTCCCCCGGCTAATTGTTCCATCGAAATCTACAGCTATAATCATAAACGACAGAATGAAGGTTCAATACGACGCCATACTCCGTTCTCGTCACGTTTATGGAAATAGTAGTTAGTGGCTGTTTTATAAACTACGTTACTTTCCTTAAACAGTTGCATGATAGAGGCATATTCTTCATCGAAACGCGATTCCAGTTCATATAATTTGCTAATAGATTTATAGTCCAAATCACCCTGTCGGTTACGTTCGAGAAGCGTCATTGCCATTTGATACATCGGATCATCAACCCCTTTTTCCGAATGATTTATATAGTTCTTCAGGTAATCTATCAGTCGTTCGGCAGCAAGATCGGCACGCTCATCAAAACTTTTCACTTTATTACTTTTTACCTCCAGTTTAAAGTTTCCATCCACTACTGAAAACGTGGCAGTTTCTTCACCCTGACGGAGACGAAGTTGACCGTACTCCCGCATTACGTTGCGGAAAGCCTTGCTTTCACCCACAATCCAATCATAAAAGCCCTGAACATTATTCACTACTGGCATGAGTTTACTTTCCACATCGAACATGAATTGATGTCTTAGTGCTTCATAGGTTTCTTTACGGCTGATTAAATCGACCTTTTCCTCTTCCTTCAATTTACGGAGCAATTCCGCTTTTTCTTCTTTTGACAATTTACTAATATCCATATTATTAAGTTTTAAATGATTAATTACAATTTGATTTTATATACTTCTTTCAGTTCCCGTTCCTTGTTTTCCGCTTCGATATAAAGCGATGACCTTTGGTCTACCAACTTCGCAAATGTATTGCGATCCATATTCCCAGCATACAATTTTTCGTGTATGGCATCCAGTTCACCGGGAATCTTGTCAAGCCGATCCAGTAATTCATTAATCCGGTTAATCCGGTGTTGTTCCGCACTAATATCCGCCATCTTCTTTCTTCTTTAATATTGATTCCAGCTTCGGTATCAACAGGAGAAGTTCTTCCCCGTCCAGTTCGCGAAACTTCTTTCCTGCTATCCGGACATCAAGGCAAAACGCATTCACAGCCCCCCAGTCCGTTGTATCGATTCCGATCCGCTGCATTCTCTTCAGGACAGCCGACCTGCGTCTTCTTATTTCCCGTTCGGTGATAGTCAAATCCCGATTTTCTTTTTTCGCACCGTTCAGATACCCACAGAGATACATTGCTTCGCTGTATGTCAACTCTTTTGTGGTATTTGTCCGTCCGTCTGTCAGGTCTAGCAGGATAGCCC